CACATTTTGGTGATGAACAATATTTTGATAGAAATAACTACTCAGGAGCTGCCACTACTAAAAAAGTAAAAAAGAAAGATATAAATGCTAACGCTAATGCTTATGCTAGTGCAAATCCTAATAAGTTACTTTCTGTAGACGCTGATATTGATGTTAACAAAACTAAGTATATAAAAGACGATGCTAAGGTTTATAAAACAAAAGTAACCCCTGAATCTACTCAAGTAATTCCTGGTGTAACTATTCCAGGTGAAAAGAAATCAGAAGTTTTTACAGGATCTGATGCGCTTGAGCGTGCAAACAAGTTTGAACAAGAGATGATTAATGCTGGTAATCTTCAAATAAAAAATAATGATGGTGTTGATATGACGGGTATGGGTTATAAAATGAAATCTAACATTTCTCAAATAAGTGGAGCTGAAGATAAAGCTAAAATTATGCAGGTTAACAGAAACCCAATTAATGTTACTGAAACACCTTTAACAACGACTCAAGGTTACGGTTCAGGTACGCAAACAGATACATCTCAAGACGATGACTCGCGTGAGTGGAGTGGTAAAAAATCTACAGCTTTTACATCTAGTGAAAAAAATGATCCAAAGAAAAATGCTTGTGCTGACCCTAATTCAGCTGCTTGTAAGGATTGGAAAGAAACACAATTAGTTCCTGGCTCTAGTTCAATGAATCAAAAGGTTACTGTTAACTATGAAACACCATCAACTACAACAGCTGATCAAACTATTGTTACACCAGAGAAAAAAGAAACTACAGGAACTTCTATAGGCGGTCAAACAGGTAAAAAAATCGGAGTAGATGTAGATGCTGATATTAAGGGCAAACTACCTAAAATTAAACTACCTAAAATTAAACTACCAGAAATAATTACTGACGCTAACAATGATGGAACTGCTATAGGTAGAGGTATTAGAAAGTTTAAAAAGAAAAGAAAGGAAAAGAAAATTGCTAAAAATGTAGCAAGAGGTAATTGTCCTCCTTGTCCTCCATGCGATTAATATGAGTATTAAGGGTTATAAAAAAGATAGTCCCGACGTTAACAAACCATATAACGTTATTCCCGGAGGTCATATAACTATGAAAGGTGTAGAGTTTAAAGTACTTGGCACTGATGATAGAGGATATACTAAAGTTATGTATCCTGGTTACGATTATACGTTTCCTGGAGCGAAGTATGTTATTGAAAAGAAAATGTAATGACGGATAAAAAAAGAAAAAAGTTTAAAGACACTAAGGTCGGACAATTTTTATTAGGTAAATCAGGTCTTGTAAAAGCCATAGGAGATGTGATGCCAGATAAAGGTTTGTTAGGCGTAGTTAAAAACTTAATAAATAACGACCCAGAATTACCACAACAAGATAAAGAAGTAGCTTTAGCTTTATTAAAACAAGATATAGTAGAAGCACAAGAAATAAGTAAGCGCTGGGAAAGCGATATGACATCAGATTCTTGGCTTAGTAAAAATACTAGGCCTATGACTTTGATATTTTTAACAGTATCTTTAATAGTATTTATACTATTAGATAGTTTTAATATAGAGTTTGGAATAGACTCAGGCTGGATAGATTTGTTAAAATCACTTTTAATAACAGTGTATGTAGCTTACTTTGGTTCGCGTGGAGCGGAAAAGTTTAAAAGTATAGGTAATAATAAATAATAGAGTAACTAATTAAATTTAATAAAATGGCAAAAATAAAAAAAGCAGAACTAGAAAAAGTTGTAAAACAACAAGAAACATTAAAAGAATACTTAGTAGGAGTTGGTGGTTTAGAATCTCAAAAACACTCATTACTACATAGAATAGGTGCTTTAAATGAAGAGATTGAAAGTACTAAAAAAGAATTAGAAGAAGAATATGGTGCTATAAACATAAACCTAGAAGACGGTACTTATACTGAGATCGAAAAAGAAGATGGAAAGTAAAATTAGAAAAATCAGTATAGGCTCTGATTACAAGAACGATGCAATGCATTATTCCGTAGGTCAAGAAGTTTATGGTGGTCATACTATATCCAACATCTTGCTTGATGATGATAACTCTTACAATATTTACATAAAGAAAAACAACGAGATATTGCCATGGAAAAAGTTTAATACTAACATGGCTATATCCGTTGAGTATGATTTACAATATTGATGGAAGCAGTTTGGAATTTTTTAGTAAAACCTATAGGTGATAGGTATGATAATTCTATAAAAATAAACAATAAAAATTTAATACTAAATACTAGTATTGAAAAATTTAAGTTTATAAGTAATAGGGCTATTATAGTTAAAACACCTAAAGCTTTTAACACTGTTTTAAAAGAAGGTGATGAAATAGTAATACACCATAATGTTTTTAGAAGATACTACAATCAGAGAGGCAAAGCGGTTGATAGCAGTAAAAAGTTTATAGATGATTTGTTTTTTTGTCAACCTGATCAAATATATTTATATAAAACAGATGATAAATGGAGATCATTTGGTGATAGATGTTTTGTAGCGCCTATAAAAAATAAAGATCCTCTAACGCTAGATAAAGAGCAAAAGAATATTGGTATACTAAAATATGGTAATAAGCTCTTAGAAGCAAGGGGAATAAACGAGAGAGACCTTATAGGGTTTCCTAGTATGAGAGAGTTTGAGTTTATAATAGATAACACGCGTCTTTATTGTCTACATATAGACGACATTTTAATTAAATATGAATACAAAGGAAACGAAGAAGAATATAATCCAAGCTGGGCAAAGAGCAGTTGAGGAATTAATAAAGGTAGCTAAAGAACCTATTGTAGATTCGGACGACGATATATCTGCTGATCGTTTAAAAAACGCAGCGGCAACAAAAAAATTAGCTATATTTGATGCGTTTGAAATACTTCAACGTATACAAGAAGAAGAAAATATGTTAAATGAAAAACCTAAAAAAACAAATGAAAAAGTTTTTAAAGGTTTTGCAGAAGGTAGGTCCACGTAATGTATAATCAAGAGTTATATAAAATACTAAAAGACCACGTTAAGCCTCATGTTCTTACAAAATTAAACAAAGGTAAGAAATGGGATTATGGTTATAACGAAGAGCATGATATTGTAGTTATAAGTAAAAGTGGCCAAATAGGTGACATATACGAAATACAAAATTTAAAAATAGCGCTACCTAAGAAGTCAGATGTAATTAAATTTAAATCTGATAAATGGACAAGAACAAACATACCCGAAGAGTTAAAAAGAATAAAAACAAGATTTGATTGGGAAGAATACCCTCTTGACTTTAAAGAACATTGGTATGATTACATTGATAAAGAGTTTACGAGGCGTGAAGAAGGGTTTTGGTTCTATAATAAAAATTTGGCTACTTACATTACTGGTACTCACTATATGTACCTGCAGTGGTCCAAAATTGATGTTGGGAAACCAGACTTTAGGGAAGCAAATAGATTATTCTACATTTTCTGGGAAGCTTGTAAAGCCGATGTCAGGTGTTATGGAATGTGCTATCTTAAAAATCGTAGATCGGGATTTTCATTTATGGCCTCAGGAGAGGTGGTTAATCTCGCAACTATTAATTCCGATTCACGGTACGGAATATTGTCCAAATCTGGGCCCGACGCAAAGACAATGTTCACTGATAAAGTCGTCCCAATATCGGTCAATTATCCGTTCTTTTTCAAACCGATACAGGACGGTATGGACCGTCCCAAGACCGAGCTTGCCTACAGGGTACCAGCGTCCAAATTCACCAGGAGGAAACTCCTCGCCAACGAGACCCAGCAAACCCTTGCCGGACTCGATACCACTATTGATTGGAAAAACACGGGCGATAACTCCTACGATGGGGAGAAACTTAAACTCCTCGTCCACGATGAATCCGGTAAATGGGAAAGGCCCAACAACATCCTCAACAACTGGCGTGTTACGAAAACCACCCTTAGACTAGGTAGTAGAGTAGTAGGTAAATGCATGATGGGATCAACTAGCAACGCGCTAGATAAAGGTGGAGAGAACTTTAAAAAACTTTACTATGACTCAGATGTTACAAAAAGAAACGCCAATGGACAGACTCGCTCAGGATTATATAATCTGTTCATACCTATGGAATGGAACTACGAAGGATACATTAATTCTCATGGCTTACCTGTATTCGATAACCCAGAAGAGAAGTGTTTTGGACCGCATGGTAACGAAATAAAATTAGGTGTAATAAATTATTGGCAAAATGAAGTTGATGGTTTAAAAGGCGATCAAGAAGCTTTAAACGAGTTTTATAGACAATTTCCAAGAACAGAGCAACACGCTTTTAGAGACGAGGCAAAATCTTCTTTATTTAATTTAACTAAAATATATCAACAGGTTGATTACAATGAAGATCTTAGGAATTCTAATATAATAACAAAAGGTTCTTTTAGATGGGAAAATGGACAGAAAGACACTAAGGTTGTATTTTATCCAAACAATGACGGTAGGTTCTTAATTAGTTGGGTTCCACCATTACATTTACAAAATAAAATAGTTTTAAAAAGAGGTGCTAAGTATCCAGGAAACGAACACGTTGGCGCATTTGGTTGTGATAGTTACGATATATCTGGTACGGTTGACAGGAGAGGATCTAACGGATCTCTACACGGTTTAACTAAATTTAGTATGGAAGATGCACCCGCTAATCATTTCTTTTTAGAATATGTAGCAAGACCTCAAACAGCAGAGATATTTTTTGAAGATGTTTTAATGGCTTGTGTTTTTTACGGCATGCCAATACTTGCTGAAAACAATAAACCTAGATTACTATATCATTTTAAAAGAAGAGGTTACAGAGGTTATAGCATGAACAGGCCTGATAAATTAAAACTATCAATAACAGAAAGAGAAATTGGTGGAGTGCCAAACTCAAGTGAAGACATGAAGCAAGCACACGCTGCAGCTATAGAAACATATATAGAATCTCATGTAGGATTATTACCAGAAGGTTATGGAGACATGTATTTTCAAAGAACATTAAATGATTGGGCTAGATTTGATATAAATAATAGAACAAAGCATGATGCTTCTATTAGTTCTGGTTTAGCTTTGATGGCATGTAACAAACATAGGTATAGACCAATAGCAGAAAAAATAGTAAAATCAGTTTCTTTGGGTTTTAAAAAATATGATAACAAAGGAGATACTTCAAAAATAATTAAGTAAATGAATATATACACAAATCCTAATAGTTCTTTCCCTAGTCAGGTAGTACCAGATGAAGAGAAAAGCACACAAGAATATGGATTAGCAGTCGCAAGAGCTATAGAAGGCGAATGGTGGGCTGGTGATAGAGGTATTGGAGCAGGAGGAAGATTTGGAACAAACTGGCAATATTTCAACACATTAAGGCTTTATTCAAGAGGAGAACAATCTGTACAAAAGTACAAAGATGAGTTATCAATTAATGGTGATTTAAGCTATTTAAATTTAGACTGGAAACCAGTTCCTATTGTTTCTAAGTTTGTAGACATACTTGTAAATGGTATGTCAGCTAAAGTTTACGATATAAAAGCTTTTGCTCAAGACCCTGAATCAGTTAAACAAAGAACTAACTATGCTGCGGGTTTAATGAGAGATATGTATGGAAAAGATCTTTTAAATGAAACTAAAGAAAAAACTGGTTTAGATTTTTTCACAGTAACAGATCCAGACTCTCTTCCTCAATCTCAAGATGAAATAGACCTTCACATGCAGCTTAGTTATAAGCAAGCAATAGAAATTGCAGAAGAAGAATTAATTGAAAATGTTTTGCAGAGAAACAAATATCAATTAACAAAAAGAAGAATAATAAATGATTTAGTTGTTTTAGGTATAGGAGCTAGTAAAACTAGTTTTAATTTATCAAATGGAATAACTGTTGAATATGTAGATCCAGCTAATTTAGTTTATTCTTATACAGAAGATCCTAATTTTGAAGATATATATTACGTTGGAGAGGTTAAACAAATAAGTTTAGAAGAACTAAAGAAGCAGTTTTCTTATTTAACGACTGAAGATTTAAAGCAAATAGAAAAATTCCCTGGTAATTCTAATTTTAGGAATAACTACTCCGGTCAGTATGATAATAATAATACTGTAAACGTTTTATATTTTGAATACAAAACATATCAAGATCAAGTTTGGAAAATAAAAAGATCTGAAAATGGTTTAGAAAAAGCATTAGAAAAGCCAGACACATTTAATCCCCCTAAAAATGATAATTTTGAAAGAGCTTCTAGATCTATAGAAGTTTTATATAGCGGAGCTAAGATATTAGGTTTTGATAAAATGCTAAGATGGGAAATGTCAAAAAACATGACTAGACCATCAAGTAATATAGCTAGAGTTAATATGAACTATAGCATTGTTGCGCCTAAAATGTATAAAGGTAGAATAGAATCCACTGTTAGTCGTATAACTGGTTTTGCAGATATGATACAGTTAACTCATTTAAAACTACAGCAGGTGTTATCTAGAATGGTTCCAGATGGAGTATTTGTAGATGTAGATGGATTAGCAGAAGTTGATTTGGGTAATGGAACAAACTATAACGCACAAGAAGCGTTAAACATGTATTTCCAAACTGGTAGTATTGTAGGTAGATCTTTAACACAAGAAGGAGATCCAAACAGAGGTAAAGTACCTATTCAAGAACTACAAACAAGTAGTGGTAATGCTAAGATAGCTAGTTTGATTCAAACTTATCAGTATTATTTACAAATGATAAGAGATGTAACCGGATTGAACGAGGCTAGAGATGCTAGTACTCCAGCCGTAGGTTCTTTGGTTGGATTACAAAAATTAGCAGCCGCAAACAGTAATACAGCAACTAGACATTTAATGCAAGCGCAATTATACTTAACGTTAAGAAATTGTGAGAATATAGCTTTAAGAGCTGCCGATGCTTTAGAGTTTCCTTTAACTAGACAGGCTTTAGTAGATTCTATATCTATGTTTAATACAGCTACATTGGGTGAGTTGATGGAAAAACAATTAATGGAGTTTGGTATTTATCTAGAACTAGAACCAGACGAAGAGGAAAAGCAGATGTTAGAGCAAAATATTCAAATGGCTTTACAGCAGCAGAGTATTGGTTTATCAGACGCTATAGATCTTAGACAAATAAAAAACCTGAAACTTGCTAATCAAAAATTAAAACTTAGTCAAGAAAAGAAACGTCAGCGTGATCAAGAAGCTAGCATGATGAATATTCAAGCTCAAGCAGAAGCTAATTCTCAAACAGCAGAAAAAGCAGCTTTAGCAGAAATGCAGAAGCAACAAGCTCTTACAGAATCTAAGGTTCAAATAGAACAAGCTAAGTCTCAGTTTGAAATACAACGCATGCAAACAGAATCTGAAATTAAAAAGCTTTTAATGGCTGAAGAGTTTAATTATCAAATGCAATTAGCTCAAGCTAGAATAAGAGAAGAAAGCATGAGAGAAAAAGAGATTGAAGATAGAAAGGATAAAAGAGTAAAAATACAAGGTACACAACAAAGTCAAATGATAAATCAAAGGAAAACAGATGGTCTTCCTAAGAATTTTGAATCCGCAGGAATGGATAATTTAGGTGGGTTTGGATTAGAGCAATTTGATCCTAGATAAAAATTATATTAACTATTATATTATATTATGTCAGAAGAAACAACAAATCAACCTGCAAAGCAGGAAGGAGAATTTACACTAAAAGGTAAATTAAAAACAAAACCTAAACAATTAGGTAAACAAGATTCACCAGTAAAAGTGAACTTAACGGCTAAAGAAGCTCAAGGTGAAGTTGTGCCTGAGGTTACTAAAGTAGAAATTAAAAAAGAAGATAATGCCATTTCAAAGCAAGAAACAGGAGAACTGGCTGAAGTTAAACAAGCCGGAGATATATCTCAAGTGGAAGAACAAGTACAAGAGCCCAGCTCCGATGCTGTCATTCCGATCCAAGAAATAACGGAGCAAGAGGTACAACAAGAGGTAAAGCAAGTTGAAAACCAAATTAAAGAAGCAAAAAGAGATGCTAAACTAAGTGGTCAACCTTTGCCAGAAAATATTGAAAAGCTAGTAACATTTATGAATGATACCGGCGGTACATTAGAAGATTACGTTAGATTAAACGCTGATTATTCTAATGTTGATAATACAGCTTTAATTAGAGAGTATTATAAACAAACTAAACCTCATTTAGATTCTGAAGATGTTAGTCTTTTATTAGAAGATTATTTGTTTGATGAAGATGTAGATGAGCCAAAAGAAATACGCAAAAAGAAAATTGCGTTTAAAGAAGAAGTTGCAAAAGCACAGAACTTTTTAGAAGATGCTAAGAGTAAATATTACGACGAGATCAAGTTGAGACCGGGCGTAACTCAAGATCAACAAAAAGCTATGGACTTTTTCAACCGATATAACGAAGAGCAGGATATAGCTGCAGAACAACAT